AATAATTATATAAAAATTATATAAATAATTATAATGTAATATAAATTTTAATTTTTCATAAAAAACTTTTTACCATAAAAATACACTTTATTTATTTTTGTCACTAAAAAATTTAATAAAATATACATTATTAATGGTCCAGCAATTGCCAGTTTAATCATAACTATTTTTCCTATTAATGATTTATTAATTAATCCAGCAAATGCTAATCCACCAAAAACAATTAAATAACTTGATATTAAAATTCCCAAGTTAATAAGTAATTCACTAATAGATAGTTTTGAATAATTTTCTATTTTTCTTATAAAAAATATTATTGGGTCAAAAAACATAGCTAGCACAATTATTATTACTTGTATAAAATTAGTGTTACTACTATTAATTAATAAATATGAATAAAAAGCAACAATAAAATAATAAATAATTAATCCTACTGAATAATAAATTGATTTGATTGTTTCAATTTCTTGATTTTGATAAAATGTTTTACGTTCATTTGTAGCAATTGTAGAAATATCATCTTTAAGTTCTTTTGCTAAATTTTTATTTTCAAGTTTATAATTTTCATATAAATCGGCTACATTTCTAGTATTAATTAATAAACCATTATAAGTATCAATTTGAGATTGTATTTTAGTAAAAGTACTAGTTAGTTGTGTTTTTAATTTAGTTATTTCAGTATCTACTTTAGTTTGTAACTCTTGTTCTACCATTTCATTATAACCAGATAAACCAAGTAAATAAGTATAATAATTTTTCTTTGAATTTTCATATTGTGGTTGGGCTAATGTTAAATTATTTTGTGCTTGGTCGTATTTTAATTTTAGGTCCTCTTTTTTTCTCTTGGTTTGACAAGTTTCATCACAAAAAATACTAGGATTAAGACTATTCGACTGGGTAATAAAGTTATTAAAACTATTTATATTAGCATTATTAGAAGTAGGTTTATTTGATGATTTTTTTTTATTATTTTTTTTTTGTTTAAACATTATTATTATAATAATAATATACAATAATAATAAATAATATCATCTAAAAAATAATACTATACAATAAATAATATTATCTAATAATATTATCTAATAAATAATATAATCTATTAAATAATAATATAATAATATTTAGAACATTTAGAAAGTTTATAATAACTAATAAAAAGTTTCTAATTTAGAATTTTACACCTTTATACAAAACAAAAATAATAATATGAGTTATTTAGAGAGAAAAATTAAGTGATTTAGAGCAACGCGTATTTTAAATACCGACTTACATAGCAAAAAAACAAATTTAAAATACGAGCGCTTCCTCCTAAAAGGAGGATAAACTAAATTCTATGTAATGGGTTTATCATCTGCTTACTTTATGGTAGATAAGCAAATTCCCATCTAATGTTATTTCATTTACTACCTTAATAAAACAACTATTTATTTTTTATTGCTTGTTTTCTTGGTTTCTTAACCTTTTCTTTAACTTTTCTAATAAATTCTTCTGGTCTTGTTTGACTTTCTAAATAACATTTTCCAAGTAATAATATATTTTTACAAGCATTAGTATCTCTATTCACGAATATACGACATTTGGTTTCCTCTTTTGGAGTGAGTATTTCGTGAAGTGATTTTTTGTGTTTCTTTCTTCTAACACATACATTTTCCATTTCTTTCAAAGATTTATTATATAACTTACTGGTATTGAATTCATTTACTTCTACTATATCAAATCTGGATAATAATAATTTTTTCATACCAATATTTGGAGTAGATATACAACCTTTCATTTGAGTTGTTCTACTATAATCTCCGTGTAAAATAAGTAATTTCTTACCAATTTCTTTTTCTTGTTTAGTAAGATATGTATTTTCAATCTCATTCAATAATTTAACCTCACTTTGTTTAGTTCTAATAAATCTACGAAATGCTAATTTACGAAATAAAGGTTTTTGGTAAAATTCTTTAACTTCATTATTAAGAATGGTTTTGTTTGTAATAAAATTCTTATATTCTTCTACTTTGGTTGTTCTTGAATTGAAGTTTGATAATTTAGTTTCTTTTTGAATTATATCATTCTTCTTCTTTTCTTGTAAAATAATATAACTACTTCGTTTTGTATATGTTTCAAATCTTCTTCTACAAGCAGTATATTTGAAGAATTTATTATTTTCATCAATCATTGTAATTGGTCTAATTTTACCAGGGTCTAATGAAACTAATTTGTATTTATCAGTTAAATATTCATCGCATTTTTCCTTTGATAAATCTTCAACTTTTGTAAATTCAAAATCATTATTTACTTCTGGTAATTTATCTCCAAATACTTTATCCTTATATTTTTTCAAAATAAATAATAAAGAACAGCTGAAACCATCAGTAATAATTTGATTATAAAAAACATATTCTTTCTGTTTGAAAATATCATTTTTTTCTAATTTTAATATTTTACTCCAAATGTGAGGTTGGTGTTTCTTTGCGTGGTGTAGTAATTCAGTTTTATTATAAGAAAAAATACTCATTTCTTTATCATTTATTAAATCTACAATTGCTGGTGTATTCAATACAATATGCTTGGGAACAATATTATTTCTTTGCGGAATAGTTTGATATGGACGCTTTCCTAATTCTTCTATTTTCTGATTTATATAGAAAGAATATTTAATGTATTTTTCTGGATTTGATTTTACATCATAAGCAACCGATTTAGTTATTTTAGTTGGAAATAAAAAACCTTTATTTTCTCTAATCCAACTATGGTATTCTTCTTTGGAGTTTTCTATTTTATTATTGATTAAATCGCTTTTCAAATCACGAATTTCTTTGTTGAGTTCTTTGTAAAGTTCTTTTCGTCTTTCTTTGTCTTTCTCTTTTTTAATTTCTAATGTTTTTGGTTCTTTGAATAAACAATTGATGTATTTAAATAAATGTTTCACAAAATGAGTAGAAATATTAGTATTGATACAAGTAATCATTTCATTTGCGGTTTGTGCTAAAATAAAAGTCTTGTTTGAATAACATAGTTTTTTATCCACTAATTTACAAAATTCATCATTATAAAATCGTTTCATATCAGCTTTATCTTTAATATTCTTGATATTTTCTTCTTTTGTTTTTTGACCGCTTTTAGATTTTGGAGAACTAATTGTTTTTATTACATCTAATACAAACTGTTTGTTTATTTTAGGAAAGTCTTGATTATGATTGAATTTATTTAACAAATACATACGAATAAACTGATAAGATAAAATAACAGTTTCATTCATATCCATAACAGCGTTTTCAATAATAGGCTGTAAAGTATCATATTTTTTCAAAACACATTTCAAAGGACACTTGATAATCAGATACACTTGTTCGTTTTCAGGTAGGTCAGGCGGTTTTTCTTCCAATTCCATTCTATATACTATAAAAAGAAAATTATTTTTTAAGTTCTTTTTCAAAATATTAATATTTTCCTAAATCTTTTTCAAAATATTAATATTTTCCTAAATCTTTTTCAAAATATTAATTTTCTTTTATTTCACCATTATTTTTAATTTTTTCTTTTCTTTTCAAATATGCTCTTCTATTTATTTCTTTTAACTTATCAGGATTTTCTTGTGCTAATTTTTTTAATCTTTCTTTTGCTTTTTCATTGACAAGTCCTTTATTTTTTTCATAATAATTTTTTCGTGAATTGTTATAATTTTCTAATAATTTTTTTAATTTTTCATTTTCCTCTTTTAATAAAATATTTTCTTTTACAACTTCATTTATAGTGTTTTCCATTTACATAAATAATATGAATATATTTTTAATTTATTTATAAAAATATATTATAGGTCGGCACTTAAAATACGCATTGCTCTAATTAAGTAATTTAATTAAGTCATTTATTTAAGTGATTTATTAAAGTAATTAAATTTTCTCTCAAATTATGTATTATAAGGTTTTATAACATCTAAATTATAATCAGTTTTATATTTATCTGGTTGTGTTTTTGTTAATATTGACTCAATAAAACTTTCAGTGGTTGTTGTATTATTAGCTACACACTTATTTAATACACTATCATATAACATACCATCAGAACAACATACATTACCTATACAAGTTCCTAATGAACCTGTACTCCAAGGGTCACTAGTATCACCAGATGGTTTAGGAGCATCATTAGCGTTAAATTTCCAGTCATATTCTTGGTAATTCATATTATCACGGAAAACAATTGAACTATAAATATTAAATAAGAAAATTACACCGATTAATGATATAATTGCTACTAATAAAATAAATATTTTAGTTGGTAATATATTCTTTTTGTTTAAGAAAGTTAAAATTAATATTGGAATTAACATAAAAATAATTACTTTCATCATTTGAGTATGTTCTTTGTATTTTTCACCATAAAAATTATTGATTTCAATAAGGCGAATTTTATTATTTTTCTCTGCTTCTAATACTTTTAATTTTAGTTTATCTCTATTTAATTCATTTTCTATTATTTGAAGCGCAATTAATTGATCTTTTAATGTTAATGTAGATTGGTTGACTGCGCCTTTATAATAATTATTTATAGATGCTAATGTACTATATAAATTAGTACGCATATTAGAAAGTTGATTAATTTTATCAATAACTTCTTTTTGTTGTTGTGGTGATAGTCTTGAAGTATTAGATGATAAACTTGAAAATAATTGCTTTTCTATAGATTGAAGACTTTGTATATTAGTTAAAATATCATTATTTGTTTGTTCGCTATTTAGTTGACTATTGACTGACATTTATTTATTTATAACTTATAATAATATTTTAGTTTTTTTATTTTCTAAAATATTATTATTATTTATATATAATATAATATATTTACATTTACAATATACTAAAAATATAATATAATATAATGTAATATAATGTAATATAATGTAATATAATGTAATATAATGTAATATAATGTAATATAAAATAAATGTTAAATATTCAAGAGTTTAAAGTAATATTAATGAACCTAATAATAACCCACCTGTAGCAAGAGACCAAGCCAAATATTTACTATTATTTTGTAATACTAATAAATTACTATCATCTAATATATTTTCTAAACCAGATGTTTGTTTTTTCGTTAAATCCATAGCAACATTAATTTTAGCAAAATCATTTATATAATTATTTATTCCTTTTACATTTTCTCTCGACTGGTCCATAATTTTAGAATTATAAGTTTGTAATTGATTATTATAACTTCCGACTGATTGTGTTAAATTATTAAGTTTAGAAGTTTCTCGGTTATAAAGGTCCATTTGTGTCTTTGAACTATCTAATAGTCCATAACTAGATTTCATAGATTTACCTTTTATGTAATTATTAAATGTTAAACTATCAGTTGATATTACACTTTCAGGAACACCAGATGGAATATTTTGTGGTATTCGACTTCGCACATAAGTATCAAATTTACTATTATTATAATTAGTATAACCTTCATTTCTAGTAAATGGATACATTGATTTATTTTTCAAATAACAACTTTTATCATTTTTATTAAATGTAAATCCAGCACAATTTGATGTAGAATTACAAGTAGTTTTACATTCATCTAATGAATTTGTTTTTAATGATTTAATATCTTGTCCTACTGCGTCTATTGAATTTAATAAACTATAATTTGTATCAAAATTATAATTAGCATTATTATAATTATATAAAACAGAGTCACTATCAATATATGCAAGATTACCTATTTTACTGGGAACAGATGTGTTACCTATATTATAAACAGCATTAGCACCCATACCCCCACCAATATTACCATCAGCCATTTTACTACAATTTTCACCCATCTCAAATGTATATAGAACTAAATTTCCATCTGGTTGCATTACCAATTGTAATGCTCCATTATTTGAACTAATATAATCTCCAATTGCTAATGTAGCATTAGTAGAAAGCCAGTTTCTACCATATTTATTATTCTTAGCAATAGCATTAGGATTTTCAGATTTTTGTTTTCCACGTGTTTTAGCATCCCAAACAACACCCTGATTATCTTCAGGTCCACTACCTTTATTTAATATCATTGAACCATCATCATTTAATTGTAAATAATAACTATTATCTTCTAATGAATATACAGCATTAGACCAGCCATCACCAAACATTATATTGTTTCTTTGAAAACAATTAGTAGCAACACCATATTTTTTGACTTCACTTAAATTATTAGAACCAACACACCAACCAATATTAGAAGTATTATTAGCATTTTGTGTTCCAAAATATTTATAATCAGCATCAACTGCTAATTTTTTACAATCATCCCAAGGTAAATATTTATTATTTGATGTATTCTTCATTGCACGTGTTGATTTATCTTTATAACAACCTACGTAATTTGATGATATATTACTATCATATGGCGTAGCAAATATTGCTTTACCATTAGCATCTAAAACAGCTAATGAGCCAGTTTCAGTTATTGTAGCAATTACACCAGATGTTCCATAAGTATTTGAAGACCAAATAGGTATTAATTTAGTAACTATTTTTGATATTCCATTTTCTTTAATAGCAGGAATACTATTACTAACACCACAATATCCTTTTGATGTTGAAGAATTTACTTGTTGTAGTCCAAAATATTGATATCCTCTTTGAACTGCCATATTCTTACAATCTTCAAATGTAAATTTTGGTTCATTAATAGTATTATTTGTTAATTTTATACCTTGTAATGCTGTTGTAACATCTCCATTATCAGACCGACCTAAACCAGTAAAATATATTTTATATTTTCCAGATGATGGTACTTGCATCTTAAAACTATAAGTATTCCATACATTTGGTTTTTCTGGATAAATTTTACCAATTTTACTAATAAATTTATTATTAGAATCATATAAATCAATTACAACTTCATTTGATGAATTACTAGAAGTAGTACAACACGCGCGTCCACACGCATATAATGTAAGATTATAACT